CGAGTGAATGTATCTGCCTCCGCCGTCCGTTCATAGATTGCGAAACTGTCACGCATTCGCCCTTGGAGGCTCAACCTATCCGCACCGCCTTCCAGGGATGCAGCGCCTGCCCGATGCTTGCGGGCACCGCGCCGTCCATGTCCTCATTCGTCCACTGGTGCCCGTCTACGCTCTCCTGCCGCGTCCCCACGTTGCCCCGGCTCTCCAGCACCCAGGCCACGAGTTGCAGCAGCGCCCTGCGCAGGCCTGCCGGGAGCGTTGCGCTTGTGTAGCCCGCGGTGTAGGTGACCTCCAGGGACCTCTGTCCCACCGGGAACGTGCCGCCGTCAGCGGCGAGCAGCAGCCCATGCGTCGCGTCGAGCTCATAGTCCGAACTCGTCAGCGTGGTCGGGGTATCCGTGTCTGCGCCAGTCTTCACCGTGAATGTAGCGGTGGTGTCGATGGGGTAGTTCCGCAGGGCTACGACGCCCTGCCCGTCGCCGATGTCGTAGGTTTCCGTCCGCGCGCCTGCGGCCAGGCCCCGGTCGCAGTATGCGTCCGCGAGTGCCTCCGCCATTTCGATGGCATCCGCGATCAGGCTTTCCTCGCCCGCCGCCTGCGGCACCCAGTCTTGCACCTGCACCACCGTGAGCAGGCTCATGCGGACTTCACCTTCTGCCGGGCGACCCGCGCGGGCTTCCTGATCACGGGAAGGATCTCCGTCTCCGGCTCAATCACGTTCTCCGCTACTACCGGCGCGTGCATGTCAGGGCTGCATCCAAGGTCTTCAAAGCGTTCCGGGAAGTCCGCAAGAAGAGCCGCCGCTTCCTCGTCGCTGACCGTCGCCAGTTCGCCCGCGCCGATCACGAGTTGCTGGTTTGTGCCCCTGTCCCATCCGCGGTACAGGTCCGTGCCGGTGTTCAGGATAAGTTTCATAGTCCGCTCCCCTCCAGGAGTGCTTCGAGCCCCCGCACAACGCGCGATGGCGGGATCGTCCAACTGTCCTTCCCCGTGATCCACAGGGATGGCGTGTAGTCGTCGCAGAATGAGTACGGGTTCAACGTCCCCCCGATCACCGCGAGCACCGGGACCCCCATCGCACCGGACAGGTGCAATGGCCCGCTGTCTACCGCGACCACGGCGCGGGCCGCCCCGATGAGCGCCACCATCTCCGGGATGCTCGTCTTCCCCGTCAGGTCCAAGCCTGCCATGTTTTCAAGCGGGCGATCATGCAGGACAACGGAGGGCCAACCGCCCGCAACCGCTGCCACCTGCTCCTCCGACATGCGGCGGTAATCCTGTGACCCAAACGGACAGATCGCGATGTAGTCTCGCGGCAGTCCGTGCTGTTTCGCCACGTCCGCAAACTCCGGCTTGCGCTCAAGCCAGGGTTCACCCGGGATCGCGAAGGGCGCGACCCCGTACTTCAGGGATACAAGTGCCAACATCCGCAACTGGCTATGAAAACTGAGCCCATGCGACACGTCCCGGATCTCGCCCTCGCGCTTCGTGCCTAACGGGAGCAGCGTCGGCAAGTGCTCCACCCAGTTCGTGCGCCCTGCGTTTAGCAGGTTCACTTCGCGCCCCTGCCGCACGAAATGATAGCAGCAGGGTATCGCGACACAGGCGTCGCCAAGCCCGCGGGGCGCGATCAGGGTCAATGGCTCCATTGCTCACTCCACTGTGATATTGCCCGGCCCCCGCAAGTATCACGAGGGCCGGGCCACCCGGAGGGACGGGCGAACGTGGGCGACTAGTAGTTGTAGCCCATCGCCGTGGTCAGGTCGGTGGAGGTGAAGACGTGCTGGAAGTCTCCCCTCCACGTAAGGACGACATCTGTGCTGCGGGTCTTCACGTCACGCGCGCTCTCGATGGTGACCTGCTTCCGGTCGCCCAGCCACCAGGCGTCGCGGTACACGCAGTACAGCGCCGACTTGGTTTTGGTGCTGCCGTCGTGGACACCACTGGCGTTCAGGTCCGTGCGCAGGACGCCGGAGGCGACCACCGGGATGCCGGCGAGCCAGCCAACCTGCCCGGACACAATCGGGTTCATGCCGGTGACGCCGTTCGCGGGCAGCCACACGGAGTTGTTCTGGCTGTCCTTGAGCGTGAACAGCTGCGACCAGTAGGTCTTGGTCGGCACGATCCAGGTCAGTTTCGACGGGTCGTCGTTGTACCCGGCCATCGCGGCAGGGATCGCGAGCAGGTTGTCGAAGTTGAACGTCGCCAAACTCGCGTTCGCAGTGGTCGTGGTCAGCGCCTTTTCGCGCAGGCCATTCCACGCCTTGCGCGGGTCGCCGGAAGCGATGTCGGCGTCATGGTGAGTCGAGGTAATGTCACCATTGTCGATGATCCGGTCGAGCCACTCAGCCATGCTGTTCGCCATCTGCGCCTGAATGAGACCGCCGACGCTGATCACGCTGTCCTGGTCCAGGTTGTCAGAGAACGCCCGGTAGATGTTCACGTCTTCCGCCGTGAACGTGACCTGCGCGGAATCGAGCGACGTGTCCTCTGTCGTCGCGGCATTCTCCGAACCAGTGGTCAGGTAGGCGTTCATCAGGCCGCGCGCGGCCGGCACGTACACTGTCTTCGCGGCCATGGTGAAGCGCGGGAACAGCGGGGCCAGCTTGCCGCCAAGGGCGATGCGCTCCACGAACTGCGAGGAGAACACGGACTCAACCCACTCGGAGCCGCTGCCGCTGGTGTAAGAGTCCAACGCCTTCGCGATGCCCTCTTCTCCGACACCCTGACTGCGTAGGTACGCCTTCGCAGTGGGAACCGGCTCCGCGGCGAGAACGCCGATCATGTACAGCATGTCATGCATCTTCTGGGCTTCGAGTTCCAGTTCGTTGCACTTGCCGATTGGCTTGCTGACGAATGCGAACGACTTGTCCGTCAGCACCTCGTCAACCACGTGCTTCGCGGCGCCCGGCTGAACCATGGCCATCTCGGCCATCTTGCGCTCAAGGTCCAGAGCGTACTTCTCCTGGTGCTCGGCCATCGCGGCGGCGATCTTCGCGTCTACCTCTTTCGCGATGCGCTCCTGGACGAGAGGGTCTTCAGCCGTCGGGCCGGCCGCCGCGGTCTTCGCCGCAAGCTCTGCCATCCCATCCTCGACCGCGCCCTTGATCAGCGTGGTCAGTTCGTCGCTCGTTATGCTCATCACACGATCTCCAATGTCCGGGGTGTGGGCATGATGATGTCCAGCACCCGTGATTTACTGTCTTCGTCTTCCGGCTTTTCCCGGCTGGCGTCGTCTCTCGCGAGCACTTCCTGCAGCGCGGTGATGGCGCCCTCGACTGCTTCCCGGTTGGCTGCGCTCAGCACGCGGCCGGCCTTCAGGATCCCCATCGCCGCGATGATAGACCTCACCGCTGTCCCGGCCATCTCGGCGGATGGGCCTCCGCCTTCCTTGGCCCAATGGCGACTGATGTTCCCGAGGCTTTCTGCCGCGTTGGCGAGCTTCTCCAGGTTGCGAACCGCCCGGTCCTCTTCGGACTCGGCGGGTGTGTCCGTCTGTGGTTCAAGCGTGAGGCCGAGGGACTTTCCGAGGGCGAAGCCTGCCCCGGGGCACGCGGGCACGGTGACCGGGCTGATCTCCATGAGCCGCCCGTTCTGCGTCCAATGCCACGTGCCGGGCCTGCCGTCAGCTCCCTCTTCGTAGTATCCGTACTCCGGGGTGTGATAGCCCAAGAAGCCCACGGAGAGAGACTTGACGAGGCCCTCTTCGACCATAGCGAAGCGCCGGTCGTCCTCGGGGGTGCCGAGGTGGACCATGTAGCCCTCTGCCCAGTAACCTTCGCCCGGGCGCCCTTCGACGAGCGTCCAGAGACCCTGACTGTCTGCCCGCCCGTGCTGCCAGTACATCTGCGGGTTCGCGAGGAACTCCGGCAAATACCGGTCGAAGAAGCCCACATGCACGATTTCGCCGTCCATGTCGAGCACTTCACGGCTTGCGAAGCCACGGATGTTCAGACGCTTGCGGCCGTTGACGGTCTCCTCCTGCACGTCCTTCGTCTCGAACGTGCAGAGCTTGATCTGATTGAAGCCGCGTTCGGTGTTGGGCATGTTTGCCCACCTCCAGAACTGC